GCCTCTTTCAATAGCACAGACTACAGGTGTAGTCATTGAAGAGGGTAGGCTTGTGGTCAGTGGTCCTGCAGGTACATCAATATATGACTAACTATGGCTTGGTACGAAAGACTATTTAACAGCAAACCAAAAGCCCCCGAAATGGTGGAGGGCTATCAATCATTTAGCACCCCATTCCTACCGGTAGGTAGAGGTAACTTGACTTTGCCCTATGTCAATGGTAGATACGTTCAGGAGTCATGGGTAAGATTTGGTGAGGGTAACCTATACCCTGAAATGCTCAATCAAATGTACTACAGCTCACCTTTACATGGTGCCATTGTAGACTTTAAGACCAATGCTGTAATTGGTGGAGGGTTTAATCTTACCACTGACAAGCTTACACCACAGGAGAAACTAGATATGTTTGCCTTTGAAAAGAAAGCAAACCTCAAGCATACTGTTAAGGCTGTGACTAAGCAGTTAATCATCCACAATAGAGTATATTTCAAGCTATATTTTGGTGATAAAAGAAAGCTAGTTAAGATTGAGAATGTATCCCCTGAGAAAGTAAGGGTATCACCATGCAGAAAGTACTACTATTTATCGGATGATTGGAGTACCAGGATAGATACTGAAAGAATTAAGCCTTATCATATCACCTGTACGGATGAAGTACAGCTATATTGCTACGAGGTTAAGTCAGTTGGTCAAGATTATTACCCACTACCTACCTATACAAGTGCATTAAACTTTGCTTTTTTAAGTGGTGAGCTATCTTACTTCGCAAAAAGTAACATCCAAAATAGTGTGTTCCCATCCTTTGCTATGATGTTCCCTAAGAGACCACAGTCTGAGGAGGAAAAACACATGATCAAGGAAACTATTGACAGGTTGAAAGGTGCAGCCAATGCAGGAAAGGCAGTTGCATTCTTTGCTAACAGTGCGGACCAACTTCCAAAGATTGAAAGCTTACCTACTAATGCCAATGACAAGCTATTTCACGAGGCATCTGCATTGAATACTGAGCAGATTTGTTTTAGCCATACCATTGACCCTATCTTAATGGGTATTCGTACCACAGGTAGCCTAGGCAGTGGCTCTGATATCAAGCAAGCCTATGTGATATTTGAGAAAAACGTAGTAATGGAACTACGTCAACAAGTAGTGACTATCTTCCAAGAGATACTGACCATTGCACGTATCCCTGCTGATTTTACAATCAACAACTTTCAAATCATTAATGAGACCATTGTGGAGCTTGAGGGTGATAGCTCTAAGACTAATGATGCATTGAATACATTGAGTCCATTAGTAGCTACCAAAGTACTTGAGACCATGACCATTAACGAGATTAGAGCACTTGCTTCACTTGCTCCTGTAGAGGGTGGAGATGTTACACAAGCGGCTGCCAATGCAGCAGCACAAACACCTGTTGTATAATGTTGTATTTCATTACAGAAACCTACCTAAAAACTAACACACCCATTACAGCCAATGTGGATGTGACGGATGTAACCCCATACATAGCTACTCAGAGTGCACTAAGAATACAGCCTATCCTGGGCACTACGTTCTACAATCACATGTTGAATGCATACAATACTCAGACCCTTACACCTGATGAGATAGATCTAGTTGAGTTCATTCAGCCTGTCATTGCATGGAGGAGTGCAGAAGATGCTGTATTTGGGTTGACATATCAGCTAAAAAACAAAGGACTTCAAACTCAATCAGGTGATTTCTCAGCAAGCGTATCCCGTTCAGAGGTGGCATTTGGCATGGAGCACTATGCACAGAAAGCTTCATTCTTTGAACAGCGTTTAATCAGATGGCTATTGGCTAACCGCAACCTGTTCCCTATCTTTATCAGCACCACTAACATGGACACTGACCTAAGACCAATGTTTAACACCTGCTCTTGCATTAATCAATATCAAACTACCTGTACAGGTATGTGTGGTAACTTCAGAGAGAACGGATATAACAACAGCATCCTAATCTTGTAATGAATTCACAGCTCACCATACTACTAGCTACAATGAAAGCCAATTGGTTTAAGTTGTTAGCTGTTGTCAGTACATTTCTCATGCCAATATCAGGGCTATTGTTCCTTGTTGGGTTTGTGATTGTACTTGATACCATTACAGGGGTATGGAAAAGCATCAAGCACAAGGTGCCAATCACAAGCAGGGGCCTATCTGCTATCATTAGCAAGATGCTACTCTATCAAGTTACCGTGATTTTATTCTACATGATAGACCAATTCATACTAAATAAAATAATCCTGCAGTTTTTCTCAGTACCATTGATGTTAACTAAGGTGCTTGCACTTATCCTGGTATCAATCGAGGTGATGAGTATCAATGAAAACTACAAAGCAGTGAAAGGATTGGACCTGTGGCAGGCTATGAAAAACCTATTTGCTAGAGCTAAGGATATTAAAAAAGAGGTCGATGAAATTAGACACAACCAAGATATATCAGGAACGCCTATCTAATGCACAGTACTTCCATGAGGAGTCTGAGAAAAAACAAATCTATCTACACCACACCGCAGGCAATGGGAACCCCATAGCTGTGTCACGTTGGTGGAATAGTAACGGAGATAGGATAGCAACCGCATTTGTAGTGGGTGAGAAAGGATCTATTGTACAGTGCTTTTCATCTAGGCATTGGGCCTACCATTTAGGTATTGACTCACAAGACTTCTCAGCTCATGGACTCAAGTATCAAAACCTTAACAAGCTAAGCGTAGGCATTGAGATATGCAATTGGGGTCCATTAAAGCTTAAGGATGGCAAGTACTACAATTATGTCAAGGGAGTAGTGGACCCGTCAATGGTTACTACATTAGATACTCCGTACAAAGGGAATAAGTATTGGTACAAATATACGGATGAGCAGATAGAAAGCACTCGTCAATTGGTGGAGTACTTGTGTGAGACCTATGATATTCCCAAGGCTTACCGGTCAGAGATATTTGCCATTGATAAGGAGGCATTTAAGGGCACCCCAGGTATCTATACTCACAATAGTGTACGTAAAGACAAGGCAGATATTTACCCATGCCCCCGAATGATAGCAATGCTACAAAACTTATAATACACCCGATATGCTTAATAGATTAACATCACGCACACTTATCGGGTTTTCTCTTTTGTGTGTGTTACTATCCTGCTCAGCTCCTAAGCGTGCTCAATGGCACTACAAAAAAGCAGTAAAGAATGGATTGAAGTTAGTGCAGGATAGTGATACCATTCGCATAGCTACCATTGACTCATTCCCAATAATACACAATGATACTATCTTTTGGGAAAAGTTTATTGCATATCGCGATACGGTGATAAAGTATAACAATATCTATGTACCTAAAACAAGATGGCAAACTCGAATTGAGTACAAGGAACGGGTCAAGACCTTAAAGATTAAAGGTGACACACAATGGAAAACTGCCAAGGCTAAGCAGGTGGTAAAGTACAGATGGGCGTGGTGGCCTATTGTTATTTCATTTATTCTAGGTATATTGCTTCGGTTTTTAATACAAAAGGGGCTAATTGACAGGATTGCTCTGCTATTTAAGCTATGAGAAAACGACTATTTTATGACATTGAGACCTCTTTCAATGTCGGAGTGTTCTGGAGAACAGGATACAACCTAACCATTAACCCCGGGGATATTATCCATGAGAGGGCTATCATCTGCATCTGCTACAAATGGGAGGGTGAAGATGAAATTCACAGCCTAACATGGTCCAAAAGTCAGAATGATAAGAAAATGATTGAGCAATTTGTCAAAGTTCTCAATGAAGCTGATGAGATTGTGGCACATAACGGTGATAGGTTCGACCTAAAATGGATACGTACAAGAGCTTTATTCCATGGTATTGGTGTTATGCCATCCCCAAAGACCTTAGACACGCTGAAATGGGCTAAAAGATACTTTAATTTTAACAGCAACAAGCTCGACTACATAGCTAAGCTGCTCAAGGTAGGTGCTAAGATGGAAACAGGAGGGCTTGACCTGTGGAAAGATATAGTTTTTAGAAAGGACCAGGATGCACTTGACAAGATGGTTGAGTATTG